TGGGCCTCTACGTGCAGATGGTCGGGCGCGGCACGCGCATTGCCCCGGGCAAGGATGACGCGCTGGTTCTCGACTTCGCCGGCAACACCGCCCGCCATGGCCCGATCGACAAGGTGGACGGCCGGCGGAAGGAGAAGTCTGACGAACCGGGCGAGGCGCCAATCAAGACCTGCCCCGATTGCCAGACCATCAATCACGCCAGCGTCCGCATCTGCATTTCCTGCGGTCACGAATTCCCGCCGCCGGCTCCGAAGATCGCGCCGCGCGCCGCGTCGGACGCCCTGCTGTCCACACAGCAGCGCCCCGAATGGTGCGAAGTGACAGGCGTCAGCTACGCCCGCCACGACAAGCCCGGCAAGCCCGCCTCCCTGCGCGTCACCTACCAATGCGGGCTCGCGCGGCACAGCGAATGGGTGTGCTTGGAGCACCAGGGCTACCCGCGCCAGAAGGCCGAGACGTGGTGGCGAAAGCGCACCAGCGGGCCAATACCCGCCACCGTGGATGCGGGGCTCGCCAACACCACCGACCTGCGCGTGCCAGACGCAATCCAAGTGCGGCCTGTCGGTCAGTACGTAGAGATAACAGCCGTTCGCTTCGCGGAGGCGTCGTGAAATGCCGCGTCTGCAATCGAACCGCCTGGTTCTGGGGCATGCACCACCGCTTTCGCACGACCAGGGCACACATGGTCGCGCCGACCTGTTCAATGACCTGCTCATTCATTTGGGGGGAGACCCGACGCATGACTGATCCGAACGCGATAGAACTCGCGGCGATGGCGCATGCGAGCGACCGAGCCGGCGAATACATCGAATCCCTCGGCAAAACCGACATGGCGAAATGGAGCGCAGCCGAATGGGCGTCCTTCGTCGAAGTAATCTGCGGCGGCTACGTCGATAGCCTATGCACCGCGCAAGCCTCGGCGATGGAAGCCCTCGCCAAGGTTCAGGCGATGCCATGAGCGAACAGCCAGTGTCCAGATTCCATGACTATTTAAATAAGCGCCGGCAGGACACCGATTCACCCACGCTGGCAGACGCCGCCATTGCACTCGGCGTGCCGGTGTTCCCCTGCGATGCGCACAAGCGCCCCCTGACCGCGCACGGCTTCAAGGACGCCACCACGGACCCCACGGCCATCCGTCGCATGTTCCAGAATTCGGCCGCCGTAATGATCGGCGTTCCGACCGGCGCCATTACCGGGTGGGTGGTGGTCGATGTGGACGTGAAGGATGGCGCCCAGGGCGCGGCATGGCTCGATGCCAATAGCCACCGCATGGTGCAGACGCGAACCATCCGCACAGGCTCCGGCGGTCTGCATCTCTACTTCCGCTGGCCCGACCAGCCGGTGAAGAACAGCGCGTCCAAAATCGCCCCCGGGATCGATGTCCGCGGCGACGGAGGATACGTGGTTGTCCCTCCCTCGCCAGGCTATGCCGTCGCGGACAATGCGCCAGTTGCTGACGTGCCGGAATGGCTCCTGCCGGCCCTCATCATCTCCCCGGCCTCCCCGGGACCGGCCCCAGCGCCCTTCCTGGCGCCGCGTCAGGGGAATGAAGCCACCGGATACCGCCACGCCGCCTTGGACAGCGCATGCTGGGAGATCGCCAACGCCCCTGACGGTGCCAAGCACGAGACGCTGAACCGGGAGGCATATTCGATCGGCGGCCTGGGGAACTGGACCAGTCGGAGGCGCTGGCCGCGCTACGTGATGCGCTGCAATCCCTTTTGCCGCGCTGCAAAGATCCGCGCGCGGCGGAAAAGACCCTGCACCGCGCCTTCCGCGAGGGGATGGCCAAGCCGCGCGATGTGCCTGAGCCGGAGTTCCAGATGCCGCCGCCAGTTGAGGGCGTTCATCCGGCGGCGAGCTTTCTGGCGAAGATCCAGCAGCGCCTGCCAGAAGCGCCGAAGGCGCAGCCCATCGCGCCAAGCATCATGCAGCCTGGCGGTGTTCTCCAAATGCTTGTGGACGAATGTGTCCGAACCGCCATCAGACCCCAGCCTTTCCTTGCGCTCGGCGCAGCCATCTGTGCCGTGGGCGTGCTTGCTGGGCGGCGATACCGCACCGCGACCGACCTGCGCACCAACCTGTACATCGCCGGCATCGCCGAATCCGGAGGGGGCAAGGACCATGCCCCGGAAGTCATCCGGCGTTGCTTTGATAAGGCGAAACTGGACCGTTACCTCGCTGGCGAAACCGTCGCGTCAGGACGCGCGATCTTGTCATCCCTGGAGCAACACCCGGCTCGCCTATTCAACATCGACGAATTCGGCCTGTTCCTGAAAACAGTCACGGGCCCCAAGGCGGCGTCACATCGGGCCGAGATATGGTCCGAACTTATGAAGCTCTACAGCCGGGCCAAGGGCGTATATCGCGGCACCGAGTATGCCAACAAGAAAGACGCGCCTCGGGTCGATATCAACCAGCCGTGCGTCTGCTTCTACGGGACCACCACGCCCTCGACCTTCTGGAGTGCGCTGGAAGGCGGCGCAATGATCGACGGGTCTTTAGCTCGCTTCCTCGTATTCATGAGCGAGAACGACCGGCCGGATAGGAATCGCGGCGCAACCTTCATTGCCCCACCGCCAGCATTGATCGATGCGCTCAAGGCCATCGTCTGGGGCGCTGGTGGGGCGCCGCGCATCGAGGGCGGGGGGAACCTCCCGGAGCCTTTCGCGGCGCCCATGGCGGCGGCTGACGAACCCGACATTCACACAGTCGGCATGACCCCAGCGGCAGAAGCGATCCACGAAGGCAAGCTGGCAGAGGAAGACACCTGGGCGCGAAAGGTAGCCGGTACCCCGCAAGCCTCCATCGTCAATCGTCTCGGAGAGAACGCCGCAAAGCTGGCTTTGGTCTGCGCCGTCAGCCGAGACCCGGCATCGCCATCCATTGGTGAACACGAAATTGCCTGGGGATGGGCCGTCGCCGAACACTGCACCAAGAGCCTGCTTATGGAGGGCCAGCGGTTCATCGCCGACAACGATTATGAGCGGAAGGTGAACAAGCTTCTGGAGATCATCCGCAAGCATGGCCCGGTCACGGATGGGGAAATCTTCAACAGGCACAAGTTCCGCATCGCCGGCCGGGAGCGGTCCGAGATGCTGGCCGATCTAACCCGCACAGGCGCCATTCGTGTCACGCCGCCGGATATGACCAAGCCAGGCCCGAGGGCACCACGCTATTCCATCAATGGAGACACACATGAAACGGAATAAGTGTGTAGATCGTATCTCGACACCTGTAAGCCATTGGAATTGCTCAACTAACGATTATGAGAATTCTCGCGCGCACGTATCCGGCCGGGGTTCGGTGGTAGGAGAGGGGTATCCTGAATATAATTCTTATAATTCTTATAATTACTATATTACAAGGACTTACGGGGCGAACTCCGAGAATGAGCAAGGTATCTCACGAATTTCGGGAGGTACCCGCTGATGGTCGTTGTGCACCGCAGCTACATCCCGACCTACCGCACCGAAGGTGCCCCCCACCTTCGGGCAAAGCGTCGGGTGGCGCGTTGGCTCCTGTCCCTAGCGGGTGAGCCGCCCCGGTACTCCGTCATTCAAGAGTACCCCTTCACCGAGGGCGGCGGCGGGGTCCGTTTGTGGAGCTCGTGTGGCTACGCCAAGAAGCCATCCAGGCTGCAACTCCAAAAGCGCGAAGGCGCCGTGATCTGCATCTGCGATGTCGTTATCGCGGAGGACGGTATCGTCACCCATGCGTTCGAGGTTGTTCACTCGAACATCACGCCGCCCTGGAAGTCGGACTGGCTGCGCTCGAACGGCGTTGAAGTGCTCCAAATCTATGCGGATGAACTTCTCTCCGGCGCAGATGACGCGGCCCGCCTCGACGAAATCGCGAGGCCGGCATGAGCACTCACCATCGAAACACTAGGAGCCAACCCATGACGCCAAACGCGTGCGCGGTAACTAGCCAGTTACCTAAAGAGGTAACCAGCCAGTTACCAAAACGCTGGTCAGACGACCCGTGGTGCAACATGACGACGGGGGAAGCGGATGCGTATATGCGCGGGTGGCGCGCGGCGAAACTTCAGGCTATGCGTGTGGCCCGGCAGGTGCCTATCCCGGAGGATTGCGGAGGTCATGAGGCTCACGGGCGCCTAATGGGAAGCCTGGACGCATCATCCGCCATCTCAGCCATGGAGCCCAAGTCATGAGCGCCCACGCCGCCTCCGACATCGAGCTAATCTCCCGCATAAAACCCTTGACAGGGAAAATACCTACGGCCATTCTTCGCGCCCAGACACCGGCATCGCCTCCTGCGATGCCGTGCGGTAGCCATTCAGGCACCCGCTGGTTCGTAGTTCATACCAACACCAGGGCTGAGTTCCGCGGCCTCATCGACCTGGCCGGAATGGGGTTCCGCCCCTACCTGCCCATGTTCGTGAGGTACAGCCGCCCGAAGAAGCTCGGTGAGCAGACCCGGGCCGAAGTCCTGCCGCTGTTTCCGCGGTATATGTTCGTGTCCTTCGACCCAGGCCGCGACCAATGGCGCCGGATCTTCGGTGCCCGCGGTATCGCCTATCTCATCATGTCCCCGGGGGAAAAGCCCGTGCCAGTTCCTCGCGGCGTCGTCGAGCGCATCCAGGCTAAGGGGCGCGCCGGTGATGGCGTCATTGATGACCGTGCCGAGGCATTCCCGACCGTGGACGTCGGCAACACCTATCGCGTCATGGACGGCCCGTTCGCTGGGTTCGAGGGGGCCTGTGCTATGTCGGACGGGCGTCGAGTGCGGCTGCTGCTTGAGATGCTGGGCAGCGTTCGTGAGGTCGAGTTCACGCGGGGCGAGTTGGAGAAGGTGCCGTGAGTGGTGGCCGTCCCTCGCTCTACCGGCCCGAGTACGTCGTGCAGGCCGAGAAACTGTGCAAGCTCGGGGCCACTGACGTTGAACTGGCCGATTTCTTCGAGGTTGACCGCACCACCATTTGGCGTTGGTCGCAGCAGCATGAAGAGTTTTGCAACGCCTTAAAGGCCGGCAAGGCTGCTTCCGACGACCGAGTTGAGCGCAGCCTTTACGCGAAGGCGACAGGCTACACCCATGAAGCGGTTAAGATTTTCCAGTATGAGGGCGAGCCGGTAATCGTCCCGTACCGCGAGCATATCCCTCCGGATACCACGGCGGCCATCTTCTGGCTGAAGAACCGCCGTCCTGCGGAATGGCGAGACAGGCAGGAAATCTCCGGCCCCAACGGCGGCCCGATTGCCTCCCTGACCATCACTGCCACCGACCCCGTCGAGGCTGCCCGTGAGTACCAGCGGATCATCCAGGGGAAATGACCGTGAAGCAGATCGACGCCGCTTCGCTGCGGCACTTCGGGGAGTTCTCCCGGGCCCATGCAGTTCGATTGGAAGAACCCGGATTACTTTGAGGTATTTCGGGAACGCGTTGCGCGCCTGGACAGACTGCGTCAGAACCCCGCATCAATCCCGGCGATCAAGACATACTATCGGGATCACCCCGCCCAGTTCATTTCGGATTTCGGCTGCACGGTAGATCCTCGCAACGTAGAGATCGGCCGGCCTTCGGTTATCCCGTTCATCCTGTTCCCCCGCCAGGTGGAATGGATCGATTGGGTCATGGATAGCTGGCGCAACCGTCGGCCAGGTGTGTCGCCCAAGTCGCGTGAGTCTGGCGTGTCGTGGCTTGCTGTGTCGCTCGCCGCCACCCTCTGCCTGTTTCACGAGGGCGTGGCGATCGGGTTTGGCAGCCGCAAGGAAGAGTACGTCGATAAGCTGGGCGCGCCCAAGTCCCTCTTCTGGAAGGCGCGCAAGTTCATAGAGTTGCTTCCGCCTGAGTTCCGCGGCGGCTTCGATGCCAGGAACGACGCGCCTTACATGCGGATTCAGTTCCGCCAGACTGGCAGTATCATCACGGGCGAGGCCGGCGATAACATCGGGCGCGGTGATCGTGCGTCGCTCTATTTCGTGGACGAGGCGGCTTTCCTTGAGCGCCCAGAGACGGTGGATGCGGCCCTTTCGCAGACCACCAATTGCCGCATCGACGTCAGCACGGCCAACGGGCTGGGCAACCCGTTCCACCGCAAGGTGACCGAATGGCCGGCGGATCGGGTATTCCGCTTCCACTGGCGCGACGACCCGCGCAAGGACGACGCATGGTACGCCAAGCAGGTCGCTGAACTGGACCCGGTCACGATCGCGCAGGAACTGGATATCGACTTCGCGGCCTCGGTTGAGGGCGTCCTGATCCCCAGCGCGTGGGTGCAGTCCGCGGTGGATGCGCACCGCAAGCTTGGCTTCATACCCACCGGCAAGCACAGCGCGGCGCTAGACGTCGCGGACGAGGGCAAGGACGCCAACGCCTTCTGTGGCGCGCATGGCGTCATGATCGAAGTGCTGGAGCAATGGTCCGGCAAGGGCGATGACATTTTCGGCACCGTGCAGCGGGCGTTCATGCTCTGCGACGACCACGGATATGACGGCTTCCACTATGACGCGGACGGCCTCGGCGCCGGGGTGCGAGGCGATGCTAGGGTCGTTAATGAACCCCGCGCTCGCAAGCTTCGCGTCGAGCCGTTCCGAGGCTCTGCCGGCGTTCACCAGCCCGAGACAGAGGACGTCAAGGGCCGAAAGAACCAGGACTTCTTCGCCAATTACAAGGCGCAATCGTGGTGGTCTCTGCGCACGCGCTTTCAGAAGACGCACCGCGCGGTGACCGAGGGCAGCTATTACAACGCGGACGAGTTGATCGCCATCCCGGCTGAACTGCCGAACCGGCAGGCGCTCTGCAACGAGCTATCCCAGCCGACCTATTCGATCAGCACCATCGGCAAAATCGTCGTGGACAAGGCGCCGGACGGCACGCGGTCCCCGAATCTGGCCGACGCCGTGATGATCAAGTTCGCCCCGCGTACCTCTGCGCTCCGCATCACGAACAGCCTCCTGGCTAAAATCTAATGAGGCAAATCCATGAGCGGCAGCGGCGTAAAGATTTCCGATCTCCCGGTGCTTCCGTCCGTTCCGACCGGCACTGAGCCGGTTCCGCTGGTTCGTGGCGGCGTCACCTATCAGGTGCCGTCCGACTATCTGGACAACCTAGCGCCCTCGATCCCGTATGCCTCGACGCTGACTGGCGACGAAATCACGGGGCTTAAACAGGGCGGCGAGCCCGTACTTTCGACGCTGAACGATCAGGTTAGGTTGGCGGCTGCCAAGCGCGCGGGCCTGATGTTCGACAATATCGCGCAGGCACAGGCCTTGTTGCCGTCGCTAGGGCTGCAAATTGCGGCCGTAATAGCCACTGCGTCATATGCTATCCCAGGAGACGGTGGAGGAGCTACTTACGAGCGCGCTGCATTTGAACCTGCGCATGCAGGGAAATTTCAGGATGGCAGCGGCGTTTGGTGGGAACTGCGCGCTTATGTTGTCAGGCCGGAAATGTTCGGCGCAAAAGGCGACGGATCGACAGATGACAAAGCAGCGCTCCAAAACGCGTTCAACCTGGTCCCGTCAGGCGTATCGGTTGAATTGCGCAGCGGCGCCACATATCTGGCGCACGACTTGGTGCTTCCTGGCGGGCCAAAGGCGTCCCGGATATTTTCCCAAGGGCGCGCTACCATCAAGGCCATCGCCAGCCCTAATACGCAGTATCTCGCAGCCACGAAAGCGTTCGTTGAAAACTTCCCCTTTGTGAGCGGGACGCTTCGGGTCGAGAACATCATTTTCCATGGATCAAGTGTCGTCGATTACGCTGTTGCCGCGACCACCTACTATGCCCGTTTTGTCAACTGCCAGTTCTCTGGCGGAAATGTCTTTGGGATGTGGCTGAGCGAGAAAACCTCCGACGGAACGACGATCGCGCCGAGCGTAGTCGACAATGTCTTCACCACGTGCATGTGGTCTGGCAATGGTGGTAGTGGCTTCGGGAACAGCAGCACTGCGCAGGATTTCCAGATAATCGGGGGGCATTGTTTCAACAATGGCGGCCTTGGCTTCGACTTTGGTAGTTCCGCCGGGCTAAACATGATTGGCGTTCAGATCTATGGCAACGCAGGAGGTGCGGCGCGCTTCGCGAATTTTGGGTTTCAGTCCAATGTCATCGGCAACAATTTTGATGGAGAGGTTACGATCACGTCACTCTCCCCATCTGTCAAAAGCGCGGTTCTTGGCAGCAACACATTCAAGAGTGGAGATTTGATCTGCAGGTTGATCGGCGCCAACACGACGGCGACGCTGATCGTCGATGCTCCGCACTTCATGGAGACGGCGCGGCTGCGGCAAGATTCCAATTCGGGGACGCGCAAGATCATCGTCCATGGTGGATCATCGGAAGCGGATGGACCATTCATCTGGGCATTCGGTGCCACTGCCGGCATCATCGATGCAGTCCATCATTACAATGTGCCGGCCGCTGGGTACCTTAACGGCCGTATGGATAGTCGCCCGTCCAGTTTCACGGGCGGCCGAGCGGCCAATGAGATAGCGATCCGGAAGGAACTAGAGGCAAGCACCACGACGACGTTGACGGTGGAGGTGGACCTATCCACCGACCAGCTTGCGGGCAGCGATATCGAGGTCGCGCTGAAGATATCCACGCTCGAAAATTCTTTCACGAATGTACGCGTCGCATGTATCGATGTGCTTGCGGCAGTTGCTCGAAAGGCGTCATCTTCTGGTACTGCGAGATTCGCCGCTGTGGTGCCGCGTGGGGAATCGACATCATCTGGAATATCGGTGGCAGCCAATTGGGTAGTTGTCGGCGGTAACGGCCCGATGACTGCGACCTTAACGATCACCATTACCCACAACACGCCGAACATTGGCAGCGTGCTCGCCAAGGTGAGTGCGGATCACCGGTACGCGACAGCGATGCGGCTATCATGAAATGCCTTGGCGAAGCGTCAGCATCGGACACCTCCTGCCATGGCAAAAGCTAAGAAGCGGACTCGCGGGGCTGGGCGCGAAGTAACCAAGCCACGACGCGATTATAGCCGTGCCCTAGCGATGACCGCGGGCAACGCAACTGCCACGCCGCGCGCCTTCAGCCTGCCTAGGCCGGCGCCTGGCGTGCTGCCCGATGGCAACGCCGGCATGGCCATGGATGACGCCGTGACTGGCGCCTATAGCTGGGCGATGGCGCAGGCACAGCAGCAGAGCGCATTGTTCTCCGCTGTGGGTGGCTTCGTCGGCTACGGCTACCTGTCCGAACTGGCGCAGTTGCCCGAGTACCGGCTGATTGCCGAGAAAATCGCCATGTCGATGACGCGGAACTGGATCAAAATCCAGTCCACGGGCGACGACAAGCAGGACGAGGGGAAGGCGGGAAAGCTCCAGAAGCTCGAAGACGCGATGAAGCGTTTCCGGGTGCAGGATCTGTTTCGCGAGGCGGCCGAGCATGACGGGTTTTTCGGCCTGTCGCACATCTACATCGACACGGGGGCCTCACGCGATACGGCGCTGTTGCAGACGCCGCTGATCGTATCGAAGGAGACGATCCCCAAGGGCGCCCTGCGCGAGTTGAAGATCGTCGAGCCGATCTGGACCTACCCGAACCAGTACAATTCGACGAACCCGCTCGTGCCGGAATACTACCGGCCGCAGTCGTGGTTTGTTATGGGAAACGTGGTTCACGCGTCGCGGCTGCTGACATTCGTTGGCCGCAAGGTGCCGGACATTCTCAAGCCGGCGTATAATTTCGGAGGCCTGTCGCTCACGCAGATGGCGATGCCCTACGTCAACAACTGGATCAGGACGCGGACCAGCGTCGGGGATCTGGTGCATAATTTCTCGGTGATGAATCTCGCGTCGAACCTCTCGACGATGCTGACCGAGAACGAGGGCGACGGGCTGATTCAGCGTGTGCAGTTGTTCAACCAGACCCGCGACAACCGCGGCCTGATGCTGACCGACAAAGAGACAGAGGAACTGACCAACGTGTCGGTGCCGCTGTCCACCCTGGACAAGCTCCAGGCGCAGGCGCAGGAGCAGATCGCGTCCATTTCGTCTATCCCGTTGGTGGTGCTGCTTGGCACGACCCCGGCGGGGCTGAACGCGTCGAGCGAAGGCGAAATTCGGGCCTTCTATGACTGGATCAGCGCGTGCCAGGAGCGGCTGTTCGCCGACAACCTGAAGCGCGTCATGGACATCATCCAGCTATCCGAGTTCGGCGAGATCGACGAGGACATTTCTTTCCAGTTCGAGCCGCTGTGGCAGCTTGACGATGCGGCCCGCGCGGTGGTGCGCAAGAGCGACGCTGACACGGCCGCGGTGTATATCGCGTCCGGCGTCATCGATCCCTCGGAAGAGCGAGAAAGGCTGGCGACGGAAGAGGACAGCCTGTATCCTTCGCTTGACCTCAACAAGGAAATCGAGCCGCCCGGGTTGGAGGTGGACGAGGACATTGAAGGGGACCCGGCCGCAGGGGTGGGTGGGAAGAGCGAAGAGGCGGAGACTTAGCGGCCAACCGGCTGGGCCGGCGACACCCGAGCGGTAGGCGGCGGATAATACCCGCTCCCATTGGTCGGGAATTCCTGCGTCGGGGCGCTCAGTCGAGCGCGAGCCGCAGCCAGGCCAGCCACCTTCTGCGACGCAACGGGCTCGGGGCCGGCGCATAGATAGAACCAGCGACCAGACCCGTCGCCCATCGGGAGGTTTGCCGGGCTCACGCATTCGTAGCGCAGGGCGCCGGCATTGTACGACATGAACATGAGGGCGAGGACGCCCATGGCGGCTAGGCCGGTGGCGAGGAACTTCATGGCTTTGCTTCCTTTCGTGTGGTTGGGGGCGGCAATATGAAACGCCTAGTCAGCCCCACCGGCAAGCCAATTCGTCTCGCGGCAGTGCGCCCCAATGAAGGGCTTCAGGCTGCCTACCGGAAGAAGCTTGACCGCCTGATCGATGCCATGCAGCGCAGCCTTGTCTATTGGCTGCGCGCGGCCTACCGGGCAAAGCCGCCAGAGATGGCGCAGGACGCCCCTGACGGCGGCGGCGGTAAGAGCCCCGCCATGAACCTGCGGGATGAGATGAGCAGCCTTGGAGCGCGGTGGCAGGCGCAGTTTGACAAGGCGGCCCCGGAACTTGCCGAGTGGTTCGCGCAGTCGTCGTTCAGCCGGTCTGACAACGCCCTGCGCGATATCCTGAAGCGGGGCGGCTTCAGCGTCGAGTTCCGGATGACCGCCGCGGCCAACGATGTGTTCCAGGCGACGATTGGTGAGCAGGTCGGCTTGATCAAAAGTATCTCCGCCGAGCATCTGTCGGAAGTGCAGGGGATGCTCATGCGGTCGGTGCAGACCGGGCGCGACCTTGGGCAGATGAGCGCCGAGTTGGAGAAGCGGTTTGGGATCACGAAGCGGCGGGCTGCTTTCTTGGCGCGTGACCAAAACAACAAGGCGACCGCGACCATCACGCGCGTTCGCCAGCAGGAATTGGGGATCACCGAGGCTGAGTGGATGCACTCTGCCGGCGGCATTCATCCCAGGCCGTCACACGTCGCGGCGAACGGCAAGAAATACAGCGTGGACAAGGGGATGCTGATCGACGGGGAGTGGATATTCCCTGGGCAACTTCCGAATTGTCGGTGCGTAAGCAGGGCGATAGTAAAAGGTTTTGATTGATACTATAAAATTCGGGCCGGCTCGGTGCTTCGAACACCTCGCCAGCCCTAACCACCCCCGCTGGATGAGAGCGAAAATGGCTGATGACAATATGGCAGCGGCGCTGCCGGGTGTGAAGTTTTGTCCTGGGTGCGCCCAGACGAAGCCAGTCAAAGACTTTGGCCCTAGGCGCCAATCCCCGGATGGTTTGCGCCCACGATGTAGGCCGTGCAGGAACACAGACGCCCGCCAAGCCTACTATGCTGATTTGGACGAGAGCCGCCGAAAAGCCGCGATCGCTCAGAAGGCGAAGTATGCAAAGGACCGTGCAGCCAGCGCCGCGAAGGCCAAAGCCTATCGAGACAGTCGGCGCGTCCCCAAGGCGCCACCTTCGCCGGAAGAGGCCGAAGCGCGAGCCGCTGAGTTGCTTCAGCGCAAGCGAGATGCGCGCAAGCGGACCTACGAGAAGAACAAAGCCAAGGTGTTGGCCCAGGCAGCCGAGTACCGAGCCGCCCACAAAGTCGAAGAGAAGATGAATCGCCGCGCTCATTACGAGCGCAACAGAGAAAAGGTGGCTCAGGTCACCAAGGCTTATCGTGAGGCAAACCCATCGCTGTATGCGGCGGCCTTCGCGAAGAGGCGGGCAACGAAGCGCAACGCGACGCCGGCTTGGGCTGACGAGCGCGCCATGGCTTCGATCTACGCAGAGGCGGCTCGCATCACCCGCGAGACAGGACTCCCGCACGAGGTCGACCACATCGTTCCTCTTCAATCTCCTTTGGTCTGCGGCCTTCATGTTCCCTGCAATCTGCGCATCGTGACGCGCGAAGTGAACCGGCGAAAGTCGAATAGCTGGAGCATCGCCGCATGACAAACCTCGCCCTCGATCGCGCCAGCGTCCGTAGTTTCGACAAGGCCGGCCACCTCAACGTCGAAATCGCCAACATCAGCAAGGCGGCGGTCAACCCGTACTACGGTCGCGAGATCCCCGATGGCGCCGCCCTCGGGCTCGATCCAGACCGCGTCTACAACCTTCTCCGCGACCCCGACGAACTGGCCAAGGCCGCGGCGACCTTCACGGGTAAGCCGCTGGTGCTGGTGCATCGGCCGCAGATGGCCGGCGACCATGACCGCGAGATCACGGTGGGATCGGTCGGGGAAGCCACATTCGAGCCGCCCTACCTCCGCGCGCCGCTGTCCGTGTGGGACGGCGAGGCGATCAAGCTGATCGAAAGCGGCGCACAGAGGGAATTGTCCTGCGGCTACTTTTACCGGGTGGACCTGACGCCCGGCGCCCATGACGGCGAGCCCTACGATGGCGTCATGCGGGATATCGAAGGCAATCACGTAGCGATTGTCGAAATTGGCCGAGCCGGCCCGGACGTAGTCGTCGGCGATTCAACACTGGAGGCAATCAACATGCTGAAGTCCCGCAAGGCCCTGGTCGCCTCTGGCGCGCTCGTGGCTTTCCTGTCCCCTCGCCTGGCAAAGGATGCGGCGTTGCCGGACATCAATGCCCTGCTCAAGGACGTCAACGCGGCCAACTGGGGCGCCCAGAAGCCCAAGATCCGGATGGCGCTCGACGCCGCCCTGGCCGGCAAGCTGGCCAAGGACGCGAGCCTCGATGAGGTCGTGAACATGCTCGACAAGCTCGACGACATCACGGACGAGACGGCGGCCGACGAGGACCCCGACGAGGACCCCGACGAGACCGAGGAAGAGAAGG